TACCTCCAATGATAGACATATAATAACCCGAAGTCGTCCCGTATTTAATAAAGGTAGTGTTCTGTAATGCCAAATTACCAAACATATTTGTAGCTCCGTAAAATTCATGAGAGTTCGGTGTTGCTCGAGAGTTTGCGTAAAACCCATAATATATTTGACTACTGTTTCCACCGTCTAAATGTAAGTTTCCATTGGTTGTAATAACTTGTGCGATTGATGCTCCTGCATTATCGTCTGTCGCTCCAACTACTAAATAAGCACTCGACGAATTGGGGCCGTATTTAGTGTAGGATGAGTTCCCAGCGGTATACGATGTAAAACCAGCTGTAGTAATTGTCATACGAGTGACACCTTCGGTGCCAAGATGAAGTGCGGTACTATTTTCAGCGTAAAGATACATAATTGATGTTGTTGCGTTGCCAAAATAACAGCGTCGTATTCCATCAGAAAAAAACTGAAGATAAGGGCTATTTGACGATGTACCACCTGTAATATTCATAGAATAACCGCCAGTCGTCCCGTTTTTGATAAAAGTAGAATTATTTAATGTCAAATTACCATTTGTACTAATAGTACCATTAACATCAAGAGTTGCAGCAGGATTCGTTGTGCCGATACCAACCGTACCTGCATTCGTAACGACTAATGTGGGCGTTCCAAGTATAGAGGCAGTATTTACACCGCATTGTAATCCAATGTACGTATTTACGCCAACAACAGAGCCAACACTAAGATACGCCGCCGCATATTGACTTTGTAAGCGTAAATAAGGTGTAACACCAGATGACGTAATTGATGCGGATCCTCCCCATATATCAAGAGTAAAGGATGAACTTGCCGTCCCAATCCCCACATTTCCACCTAACGGATTCAACACGAGTGAGCCAGGAGTGTCCGCGCTACCGCTAAAATTGCTACATTGAAGCGCAGCACCAAACGAAACAGGTCCACCATTCGTAAAATATGTTCCGATCTTCAAAGTACCTGTATTAGAACGCCCTGAAATCACAAGTTGGGCATCCATTGGGTTCAGTGTCATACCTGAAAACGGAATGTCTTTTGCTACAGTGAGTAACCAGCTTGGCGAAGTGGTTCCCACACCAAGAGAAGTATTCTGAAAATATGACTTGGCAGAGTCTATATAAAAAGTCGCACCACTGGGCCCATTTACTGTATTTGTGCTAAACACACCCGCATTTGCGACATCGATTGCATAATATCCAACTGCTTGGGATTGTGTGGTGGTTGCCAAGGTCTTTGCGCCACCATATGCATACGCATATTCGCCACGAAAACTTGTACTCGGATTCGTCACGGAATAGACTGTGCCAGCTGCATAAAAGTTATTGGTAGTGGTACTGGCTCGATTGAGTTCCATGGAGGTAAATGTAGTATTAGATACAGTCAGTGGATAATTGGGCGAGGTTGTTCTAATTCCCACATTGGATGATACTGTTAATAAATTAGAAATGTTCATTGTACTTCCAATGAGTGATAGAGGGAACATGACATTCGCTGTCATAGTACTTGCCACCAATGTAGAGAATGACAACGTAGCAAAGTTGATCGTGGAGCCAGTCAGTGTAGATGCGACGATGGATTGCGATTGAATAGCATTACCCTGAAGTGTGGAATAGGACATATTGACCGCATTGACCGTCGATGCGGTAAGGGTAGATTGAATGGTTACACTATTTGCCGCAATAGTACTCCCTTGAAGTGTTGAATACGTCACATACATAGCATTGAGCGTTGATCCGACCAGGGTCGAATTCCACACCACAGTATTGGCATTCAATGAGCTTCCCTGAAGCGTTGAGTACGTACCATTAATCATATTTAATGTCGATCCGTTCAGCGTTGAATTCAATATCATCGTATTCACAACAAATGTACTCCCTTGGAAGGTCGAATATGTAATATTCACTGCGTTTATGGTTGATCCAACAAGTGTTGATTGTATAATCATTGTATTTGCTCCCAATGTACTTCCTTGAAGAGTAGAATAGGTAATGTTCGTTGTGTTTACCGTCGAAGCAATCAATGTAGAGTTGATAATGGCAGTATTGGCCGATAATGTGCTACCCTGAAAGGTGGAGTATGTAATATTCAGAGAGTTCATTGTAGACACAGTAAGAGTAGATTGAACGCTTGCGGAATTCATGGCTAAGGTGCTTCCAGTAAGCGTCGAAGTAGTGAGTGCATTTTGAACAGTTAGTGTCGACGTCGTGATCGTGGAACCCAGAACGGTGGATTGAATCGTAAGAGAGTTAGCTGTCAATGTAGAACCATTCGCAGAATTGAATGCTAGATTGGTGGTTAAAATGGTGGAACCAGACAAGGTAGAGTAAACAGTAAATACATTTCCAGTAAATACATTTCCAGTCAATGTACTTCCCGTTAGCGTGCTAAATGAGAAATTCGACGTGGTTAAATTGGTAGTTTGGATGGTGGACCCTATCAGATTCGTAGCGGTTAATGCACCAGTAACAATACTAGACGCCGTGATTGAATCAAATGATAATGATGGGAGAAGTAGGGTCGATGCTGTAAGTGTACATGTTACGCTATTTACTGCTCTAAAAGTACTAGTAACTAGGGTTGATGTGGTAAGTGTGCTGGCAGTTAGTGTTGAAATTCTCACACGATCAAATATCGAACTAGCGACATACAGTTCGGAATTGAGCGTGAGCGTACTCAGAACCAGATTGTTCAGCTTTAAATCTGGTGTCCAATTCTGTTTTCCGTTGGAACTGACCGTAAAGACATATCCATCTTTAATAAAAGAACCATCGGGATTGTAAGCGGTAGCTTTTCGAATGACGAGATTATTGAAATCTCCCGAAGACATTCTATCTAATGATATTCCATCATAATATTTTTGTAATAAATACAATGTTATTATAATGTAATTTGGGATAACATAGAACGTCGCCTTAAACACAATTGATCAGTTATTTATTCTCCAATGCGGTAAGACGAGCAAATACTGATGCTAGAGTAGTTTGTAGTGTATCATTCTCCGTAATGAGTTTCTGAATGGCCCCATACATTACCGCATATATTTGATCAGCATTCAAATCACGGCAATCATCAATTACATCTTCGGATACCAGTCGTTTCTGCATTGATCCATCTTCTTTCATGGCATCTTCGTATACCTGATTATAATGAAAGGGGTGAGTACTAACCGCCTTGGGAAACACCTTCTCAATATCCTGAGCAATCCATCCAAGTTTTGAGCGATCTTTTACTTGTTCCTGTGTATACACTGTATCTTTCCATCGGTAGTATTTTAATGGAACAGTGCGAATAATCTCTACACAACGATCTACATCAGCAAGAACAATGTTTTCTTTGAGACGTTCATCGGATGAAATGGTCCATGTATTGGTGGATGGTTTGGCAGCACTATCGGTAGAGAGTTGAAGTTGATATGATGGAGTTGTATTGCCGATGCCAATTTGACCCGATACGTTTATAAACATGGCAGTTGTGGGAACAGCACCTGATGCATTGCCGACACGAAACCAATGACCGTTAAAACCGTTGTATTTTAATCCATCAAAAACACCCTCAGAATCCAAATTGTTATTATTATTAAAAATACTATGATTGAAATCATTGATAGAATTAGAAAAAATAAGACGATTGCGAGATAGACATGTATTTCCTGCGCTGTAAGAAATTGCATTACTTGCGCCAACTGTCCACACCGATCCAGTACCCGTTGCGACGGCAACGCCGTTCACAGTAAACGATGCACGAACATTTAGGGTTCCATTTACATCTAACGCGTAATTACCAGGAGCAGTTGTACCAATACCGATATATCCACCAGTGCTGGGATATATATTCGCCATAGCAGAAAGAGAAGTAAAACTAAGTGCTCCAGGGGACACCACAGCTGCTCCGACGGGATCATATAGAATATTATTACCTGATGCCCCAGATACCATTAGATCATACACGATGTATGTTGCCGATTTAATGTAAATATAAATATCATACTGTGAATTGGTATTAAGATTATATACAACATCGCATAATCCTGCTGCGGTTTGGCTTCCATACACGGTTCCCCACACGGTGAGACCACCGCGGCTAATAATAGCTAAATCGACATACATGGTATTACTATTCAAAAACCCGCCGATCTGACCGCGTACATTGATCATACCATATGTTCCAGACGCGTTATAGACACCCATTGTCGCGACTTTATAGAGACCCGCGCTTGTTGCAGGACTATATCCAATTGTATTATTTGTTTGAGTATTGATCCATTCGAATTGTTGAAAGTTATAGGCTTGAATCGATCCTTTTGGAACATGAAGAGAATACTGCGGATTCGTCGTACCAATGCCGAGTCCACCAATCATTTGATTGATAAATGCTTGAAGCTGAACACCATAATAGGATACAGTTGTTCCACCACCAGCTTGTCCATTAAATGAAATGGCAAATTTACCAGACGGCGCTGTAAACGTGACGATATAGGTCACATAACTACCTGTAATGGATTGTGTGGTTGTACCAGCAATTTGTTGATCAATGGTGGGCGTGGATAGATGATCGCACATCGTAAAAGATGGAGATGTACCTGTCATTTTGGCAGTAAATGTAAGTTGATACACATTTCCAGGAATTACATTCCCATTATAGGTAAGAACAGTATTGGAGGAAGAACCCAATAATACACTCATCGCGGAAGGAGAACCAGATGGACCTGATTGAGTACCATTAAAGGTGGGAGTAAACGCGGTAGAATCCGAACCAGATAAGACCGTTGTCCAATTCTCAATATAATTTCCAGATAAATTTACAGAATTTATGGTAGAGGTCTGAAGAGCATAGGTTGGATTGGTCATGCCGATGCCGACATTTCCAGAGGAAATGATGAGTAAAGTGGCAATATTCATCGTACTTGCAGTGATAGTGCTTCCGTTCATAGAAGAATATCCAAGAGATGTCGTCAGGATACTTGATGCGGTAAGGGTTGAGACAATTGTAAGTGCATTCGCGGAGAGTGTATTCGTATTGATCGTGCTTCCCTGAAGAGTGGAATAATTCACTGTGGTAACAATCATAGTTGAACCAGTCAGTGTGGAATTCCAAAATAGAGTATTGGCTGTGAGTGTACTTCCAGTGAGTGTAGAATAGAACCCATTATTCATATTCAGATTCGACACATTCACTATATTGGCTATTAAAGTGCTTCCTTGAGAAGTAGAGAAATTGATGGTTGAACCAAATAATGTGGATGTGATAAGTGAACTGCCCTGAAGTGTGGAATAATATATTGCGGGTGCAGACAGGGTGGACGTAATAATACTGCTTCCTGTAAGGGTAGAATAAACCCCGTTATTCAGATTCAGAATTGATACATTCGCTATATTTGCTGTTAAAGTGCTTCCTTGAGATGTAGAGAAATTGATGGTTGAACCAAATAATGTGGATGTGGTAAGAGAGCTGCCCTGAAGAGTCGAATAATACATTGCGGCACCAGAAAGAGAGGAAACAGAAAGGGTGGATGTGATAATACCATTTCCTGTAAGGGTAGAATAGAACCCATTATTCAGATTCAGATTCGACGCATTCAATATATTGACTGTTAGAGTGCTTCCTTGGCCCGTCGAATAATAAACAGTAGATGCAAAAATAGTAGATGCTATAATGGTGCTACCCGTAATTGTCGAATAGGATATGATAGGAGCATATAGGGTAGATACATTCAATGTAGATGTGGTTAAAAGTTCACCTATCATTGTGGAATAGTAGATGGTGGAACCAGTCAATGTGGAAGCCATCAAACTACTTCCAAAAAAATTAGAAATGACCGCATTGGTTCCATTGAGAGTAGAAACATGTAGTGTGGAAGTGACTTGGGCGGTTTGTGTCGTCATAGTACTTCCAAATAGGGATGAAATATATATATTATCGTAAATACCATTTGTGAAACGAACAGTAGAATTGACAGAAATGGTACTTACTACCAATTGATTCAAATTCAAATTATTGGTCCAATTTTGTTTACCGTTGGAACTGACAGTAAAGACATAATCGGCATGGACAAATGACCCGTCCGCATTGGCGGGCGCAATGTTTCGGAGGGTCACGTTATTAAAATCAGCAGACGCCATTTCTATCTATTGTTCATTCTTATTTTGATGTATGATATACATTGTGAATAAGAATAACCGTATGAATCACACTACGATAAGGCCAGTGTTTGAATCATGGCCGAAAAGTTGTTGTAAATGTTGATTGGACTGTTAATTGATTAAAATTCATTGTGCTTCCGATAATTGTAGATAATGACAGATTCGTCAAAATAATGGTAGATGCATATAATGTAGATACATTGATTATATTTGCTTGTAACGACGAATAAAACAGCATACCAGTGCTAATCGTAGAAGCATAGATACGATCAGCAATAACTGTACTTCCTAACATAGTACTCGCATAGCATGTCGATAATGTTATACTTGATAAACATTGTTAGAGGGAACAAGTCTGCCACTAGAAGAGGTCGTCAGTACATAATTACTCGATATAGGATAATCATAACGTCCTAAAATGTAGGTATTATCGGATGATTGATTCAGATAGGTTCGAATGACCAATGGTCCACTATTAATGGTGGTAATACCAGAGGAGTCACTCATCTAGAATCGTCAAAGAATGAAATTCGAGTTGCGCAAGTCTAAAGTTAAATATCCGGAACAGATAACAGGATGCCAGCTGGTGGAGGATTACTTCAACTCTCCGCAGTAGGAAAACAGGATGCTTTCCTCACAGGAAACCCGCAAATCAGTTTCTACAAAATGGTGTACCGTCGTCATACGAATTTTGCTACAGAATCACAGCCGATGTACTTTGATGGTACGCCCAATTTTGGACAACGTATTACTTGTTTGATCCCTCGTCGAGGTGATCTGCTTGGCAGAATCTATCTTGACGTTGTTCTACCGCAGATCAGAGATACAAGTGGAAATCTGTTGTCCTATACAAATTCTATCGGACATGCTCTTATTCAAGAGATCACGTTTGAAGTGGGTGAGCAGGAGATTGATCGACAAACAGGTGAATGGATGGAAGTATGGACGCAATTGACCACACCTAACAGTCAACGATATGCGCTCAATGAAATGATTGGACGTATCGAACCATATAACTTGATTGATATCAGGCCATCAGATAGTGGCGATGGTCTTCATCTTTTGATTCCGCTCCAATTTTATTTTTGTCAAAATCCTGGATCTTATCTTCCTCTTTTGGCTCTTCAATATAGTCCTATCCGTATTAACATTACATTGCGTCCTCTTCAACAACTCTTCTGGGTTGCTCCGCCGCTTCCTCCTGCGACACAAGAGAGTTGGATGCCAGCTTGTTCCGTTCAGGCAAGTTGTACCACTCCAATTACAAGTATGATGTTATGGGGCGATTTCGTCTACTTGGACGTGGATGAGCGTCGAACATTTGTGAGCGCCACTCACGAGTATTTGATTGAGCAGGTTCAGCATACGCCGCCATTCTCGATTACGGCCAATCAGACGACTGCGACGATTCCGATTGAATTCAATCATCCAATCAAGGAATTCATTTTTATGATTCAGCGCGATACGATGCAGAATCGTAATGAATGGTTCAATTACAGTAATTTGGCGATTGGCGAATATACGCCCGCACTTGTTCTTCCTTATATCAACTCCAATGCTCCATCAGCACGTCTCGATTTGCTTTCGACAGCCAAACTTCAATTGGATGGATACGACCGATTTATGGATCGTACACCGCAATACTTTCGTCTTCAGCAGCCCTATGAACATCATACCAGTACTCCGATTAATTCGTTCATTTATAACTATAGTTTTGCACTAAGACCTGAAGACATCCAGCCAACGGGTACAATGAATGCCAGCCGCATTGATAGCATTGTATGGCAACTTCAGATGAATACGGTGCTGACTAATCCGTTGATTCCAGCTTGGCAACAACGTGGAAGTTGCCGTGCCATTGTATATGCACACAACTATAACATCTTTCGTGTAATCAATGGATTTGGCGGGTTGCTTTTTACCATCTAAGTGGAGAGCTGCGCTCCCCACACCCCTAGCTTCTATAGTGGAGAGCTATACCCCCCTTGCTCCCTGTCTACAATATAATTATGTAAGTTGTTCTTCTATTTCTATCATACTGATTTATCATAGAAATAGCCCTGATTGTTTTTGCGGGCTTTTTTCTAAAAAGCCCAACACTATGTTTATATAGTCCTTTTTTTAAAAAAAGCCCTAAGTAATGAGCTCGAGTGTCTCACAACTCGAATTCTGGCGCGAAGCCAGTTCCGACAAGAATGAAAAGAACGCTGACGAAGGTGGTCCAGGTGCCGCCTACTTATCATACAATGTTCTGATGGGTTTATCCGTTCTAGGTGGATTCTTTGCCTTAGATCACCTCTATCTTCGTTCTCCTCTGACATTTCTTGCCAAGATTATTATCAACATTCTCTGCTTTGGAATCTGGTGGATCTACGATGCCACACAGGTAGTATTTAACAGTCATGCCGTGAAGATATTTGGTCTTGGTGTTCCAGGACTTGGCCCCCAAGGCATTGCTGCAGGTGTATTTGCCAATCCTGTGCCTGATAAGAAACACATGATGTTTTTTATTTATGCGGTATGTCTTGTCTTTGGAGGCGCATTCGGTCTCGATTCTTTTATCATGGGTGACAATCGTTCTGGATTTATTCGTATGATCTGTTTGATCTCGGTTATTTTCGCACCGATCGCATTAGGCTGGTGGGTATACAAATTATTTAACTTTTTCGTGTATACAAAGGATGTGATCAGTGAAACAGCAGACTTTTTTGGTGCGCCTGCTCATTCCTTTCAGAGTGGATTCTTATCCAAGTTCCCCTTTCTAACTGCCCTATTCAGTCCATTGGAGACAATCAAGAACTTTTTTAATGATCTCGTTGGTGATGCCATTCAACCGATTACGGATACGGCACAGATGGCGATTGGTACGATCGATGCGGCTGTCAAGACAGTTGATGATACTGTTCAGCTGGGCCGTGAGGCTATTTCAAAGGGATCTGATATTGCTGGTCAGATTTCGAATACGGTAGAGAAAGTATCGCAGGCGACGCAGATTCTACCTGGTGTATCCCTTTATTCTAGTATTACGCCTGGATCTGTCCAGAAAGAACTCAGTGGTAATAAAGCAGCAGCTGCAATGGTAGGTGGAGCAATGATGATGGACTTAAAACCAGTTCACTACATATTATTAGTTACTATCGTAACAATTGTGCTTGGAGGAGTCATTGTTACCTATCATCGATCAAAGAATGTCCCAGTCCAAGACAAACGAGATGATACCCCTCCCGAGCCAGGAGTTCTTCGAAAGCCTGATCCAAAAGAACGTACCGCATGATCCAATCTGTATGGTGAAATTTGGAGCTCCTTGGTGTGGTCCTTGTAAGAGAATCGATAAAAACGTTCTTCTTGGACTAAGTAACCAAATCAAATGGTACGAGTGTGACATCGATGAGAACGATTATACGCCTGGCTATTGTGGTGTAAAGACCATTCCGTGCTTTCTAGCGATTGTAAATGGTGTTCCGCAGCCACTTTTTCAGAGTTCGGATACGATGAAGGTTGCGGAGTGGATCAAGGGCGGATTCAAGGCCTAAAAGGCCTACTGTGTTCAAGGCCTACTGTGTTCAAGGCACCCACTAATATAAAGCACAACAGACACGATATATCAGTATTATGTCTGTTATTTTATTTTGTCCTGCAGGGAGACAACCTGTATTGTCCATCCAACTACAATATATGAAAGATCTGCTTAATCTACCGTTCATTCATGAATATCATATTTGGAATGTCTCATGGAATGAACAGGATAGTGCATATCTTTCGACGTTGGAAGCCATTCATCCAAAAATTAAAATTAAAACAACTCCATACAGTAATTCGTCGCGAGCAAGTGATACCGCATCAAAACAATTCAGTTATTTCCTACATGATTATTACAAGCACGAACAGTACAAGAACTATATTTTTGTAAAACTAGATGATGATATTGTGTTTATTGACAATAATATGTTTGAACAGTTTATTGAAGGGCGGCGGCGAAGTACTGCTTTTTTATATTCAGCGAATATCATTAATAACAATTGTCATAATCCACACGCATTTCATTCGATTCACCAATCATTTCTTCAACAATTACCATTAGAGAAAAATCAGAAAAAAGACGTAGAAACCTTCTCGCATCAACATAGAATGTCGATCAACTTTGTCGCATTTCTAGGCAGTGATTTATGTCATATTAACGACGAATTTTCAGACGGAGTAGGATCGAATGATGAATGGCGTCTATGTCATATTATTCCTCAGCGCCTTGGAAGAGAAAATGAGATTGCGTTGTATATGACGGTGGTTCATTATGCGTTTGGAGGACATATCGATCCTGTATATCTTCCTGCGTATCAACAACTGTATCGTTCGATTCATTAACTCGCAAACATCAATTTTCCACGTCCTTCTTTTACTACGTATACATTCCATCCTTCTGTAAACAAGCGCATTTCGGCCTTTCGCTGAGCCAGTACCGCATTGGAGTTGATATTCGCCAATTCGATATAAAGCGTAGGACGATCCGCTGTTGTAAAATTAACCGTTCCTTCAGGCTGTCTCTCTGCAGGATAGATCGTTCCATATTTCTCGCCCGTGGACCAATTCATTGATCCAATATGCATTCCATTTGCCTTCTCATCTTTAGCAAGTGCATTGATCTGATTCCAAACCATAGGTTCATATAGCTCTTCTCGATCGCGTCCAGCGATCAATAGTTTCAGATCATAATAAAATTCACCATATGGAGTCGTATAGGGTTGCGCACCAGATGCCGCGCGGGAATCAAAATAATCATTGGAAAACAGATCGAGTCGATTATGATCGATCGCATTTTGCGATCGAAAGAACCAGACGAGACGTTCGGTAGGATGGCGTCCATCCAATCTGCGCGTCACAGCTGCAACGCCACCTTTATCCAATGGAATAAAATCGAGCTCGCCAAACGTAAATATATTATCAAACTGACGGCGAAACGGAATTTCTATGACTTTGGATCGCAACTCTTCTTGAATCGCAGGGGAGACATAGTGCTGGACGGTAGACAACAGAATGCGCGGCCCCCCTATCTGAATACGAGAGAGAGGGGTAAACGTCTTCACAGTAGAGTCACTAAATGTATAACGCATGGATGGAATGGACCATGGAGCTGGTTTATAGATGGTTGGATCGCTAGAAACAACAAGGTCTTCTAGTTTTCGAAGTGTACCCTTGATGCGAAAGTTCTGCCATGGCATCGCAACAAGAGGAAATCCTGCGTCTCCAGGACATTGTGTGCCAGGCAAGGGCAATACGATGCGAAGGGAACCAGGAGTCGCTCGCAATTGGATACCACGATTGGTAATCTGACCCGTAAGCGGATCCGTCGTGTCTAGCAATCCTGCTTTTTGTTGCCGTAGAAAGCTGCTATTCGATGAACCTTCCGTCATTTGTTTAGCCAATAGCCCGTCACCTGACCATTCTTGAATGAGAAACTGATCTTGATAGAACTGGATTTTCTCAAATAGAAAATAGGCGGCATAGTTGACGTATCCATAGGAGGTACCACTCAGATCAGTAATAGGAAACAGTCCATTGGCACGTTCGGGAGAATATGCCTGGCCATTGGGTTGGACAGGGAGAGACGGAAGCCATGTGGGCAATTCAATTTCTAGGGCACATTCTGTTAATATATCGCCATAGGGATCAATCTCCACTTCAAAACTGTTCCCAAAGGTGGCATCGGCCAAAGGTACGTGCGTGCGGCGTTCCGCCAAATGGGGAATGGATGATTCATAACGAGCATCATATGGAAATATGCTGTCTTTGGAGTCTTTTACGAAATAAGAGTCTTTTACACCACGCGCAACGAGCTCAAAAAGAGCCCCTTGCCCACTGGAGGCGCTGATGGTCGCCATTCTACTGAAAGGCATGGAAGGAACGGTTTATGCTGTGAGACTGCGCACCATTGAGAGAAGGAGTCCAGAAAAGAGCGACATGCCAATGGCCATCATAAAGTTAAAACGAGAGACGAGAACAATAAAGATAGCGAGGCTGGAAAGAGCTGAGACCAGTAGGATTCCCATCCCTTCTGCCATCAGCGCGCGTTCGTCAACTTTGGTCACGCTGATGTTTTTCAAAAACAGCGAATTCAGGGATGCCGTAAGGAAGGACGCCAGGACAATCACGGCGACCATTCCACGCCAATCCAGTTTATATGAAAAGGCAGCCATATAGACAATGAAAACGTTGACAAACGCCACCGCTGCCACTTCAAGTGTTACTTCTTTGGGAGTCAGATACATGTTCTACTGTCATACAACAAAAATTGATATACCTGCCACCATGAAGGAAAAGACAACATGGCGAATCTCGTGATTGTGGAATCGCCTGCCAAGTGTCAAAAAATCCAAGGGTTTCTGGGAGCCGGATGGCGAGTCATTGCGAGCATGGGTCATATACGCGCTCTACAACACAATCTCGACGCGGTGGGCATCGAACGTGATTTTGAAGCAAAGTACGAATGGATCAAACAAAAATCAAAAGCGATCAAACAGTTGAAAGATGCTGCCAAAGATGCCAAGGAAATCTATTTAGCCGCAGATGCGGACAGGGAGGGCAATTTTATCGCTTATTCAGTGTGTCTTCTGTTAAAACTCAATCCGAAGACAGCGAAACGAATCACATTCACTGAAATTACAGAAAAGGCCATCAAGCATGCCGTTCAGCATCCACAAACACTCGATATGAATCAGGTTCACGCGCAACAAGCTCGTGCGATGCTCGATATGATGATTGGATTTACCATCAGTCCTCTATTATGGAAATATGTGGCGCCTTCGTTATCGGCGGGACGTTGTCAGACACCTGCGTTACGTCTCGTGATTGAACGAGAGGATGCGATCCAGGATTTTAAGGCATCGTCCAGCTGGCAACTTCATGCGACCTTTCAACACCCGTCTCTTACCTTTGATGCCACCATGACAGATGAACTGGAAGACGAAGAATCAGCGATGAATTACATGGAAAATATCTATAAGGTTACGCAAGGAACCATTACAAAGAATGAAATCAAACCATGGTCTGAATCCGCACCGCAACCCTTCATGACGAGTACGTTACAACAACAGGCCAGTGCGCTGTATGGAATCAATCCAGCGAATACGATGAAAATCGCACAGAAACTGTATGAGGCGGGCCATATCACGTATATGCGAACAGATAAAGCGGTATTATCGGAAGAAGCGGCGATGGCTGCGAAAGAATGGGTGAAAACGGCGTATGGCGAGGAGTATGTAGGACAGGCACAGACAAAGGTAAAAGCGAAGCAAGCTGCTCCGCAAGCTGTGCTTGTACAAGCACAGCAGCATTCGCAAGAAGCACACGAAGCGATTCGTCCCACCCATATGGAGGTGGAGACGATACAAGGCGATGCCTACGAAAAGAAACTATACCGTCTGATTTGGCAACGAACCATCCAATCAGTCATGTCAGCAGCACGAGGAGAAACCTGTCATATCTCTATTCAAATACATGGTGATACTGATTTCAACTGGCTAGCCCGATGGAAACGCACAACATTTGAAGGGTGGAAACGCGCAGGGTCCGTTGCGAATCTGGACGAAGATGACACTCTTCTTGAAGCAACGACGGAATGGGGTAAGGCGTCATTGATGAAACTAGGAGATAAAGTGGATTGGAATGCTATAAGGGCAGAGCCGAAAGAGTCCAAGGCAAAAGGGAGATATACGGAGGCCACCCTTGTTCGTGACATGGAAACGTATGGGATCGGACGACCTTCCACCTTTGCATCGCTCCTTTCCGTGATTCAGGAGAAGGATTATGTTGCCACCCGTGATCTTCCGGCCAAAGAGGTGATCGCCACGGAATATCGGATCCAGCCGCAAACATGGCCTCCCACCAAATCGGAAACCAAAAAGAAAGTAGGCGCTGAGAAAAATAAACTTGTGCCGACCGATCTGGGAAGATCAGTATGGAATTGGCTGAAAACACAATTCGATGATCTCTTTGCGTATGGTTTTACGGCTCAGATGGAACAACGTCTGGATCAGATCGCTCATCCGATCAATGATCAGCGATCATGGAAACAATTGCTTCATGAGATCTGGAATTCCTACCGAGTCCGAGTGGAGACTTTGGGATCCGCTTCGAAATCAAATCCACAAGATCGATCGAATCCAAAGATCCGTACATTCTCAAATGGCCTCAAGGCTGTACAGTCTAAGAAGGGTCCGATCCTATTGATGGAAGGAGCAACAAAGGATGATACCCAATTCTTTGGATGGCCTAAGGATACAACATTCGATCAGATCACGGAAGAGCAAGCGCACCAATTTCAAAAAGATCAAAACATCCTCCGGTCCGGATCAGACTTTGGAGAATGGAATGGAAACCGAATTCAAAAACGATCTGGGAAATTCGGATCGTATCTCCAATCTGGATCGATCTCCATTCCGTTTCAAGAAAACGAACCGATGGAGGAAACTGTTCGCCGTCTCGAAGCGAAGCAGGCCGGAGGAGGCGGAGCCGCCGGAGCGATCCAAACTTTTAAGGAATTTTCGATCCGGACAGGTCCGTACGGACCGTACATCATGAAGCCCTCCCTCAAGAAACCCCAATTTGTCTCCTTACCAAAGGGTATCGATCCGAATAGTTTAAAGGAGGCAGAAGTAGCTGCTCTCTATAAACTCGGACTCGAGGAGAAGAAACGCCACAAGAAATACAGCCGAGGGCCTAAAGCCCCCGCCGACCCCGCCGCGTCAAAATAAAAAGAAAACAATAGATAAATGGAGCAGGGCGTTAAAATGATTAATGGAAGTGACCCTGAGGTAGACGTTCGAAATGAAAGCCCACAAAAACAACGATCGCGTTCCGTTTCCCCTATCCGAGGACCACCCACGCCAGATGCGCCTCCCAAGGAGAAACGTTTTTTAAACGGATGGTCACGTGAACAGGAAATTCTGATGGCCGAATGGAGCGATCTCGCCATGTGTTATCGTTGGCTCCATGATAAATCAGAGAAGCATTATCACAGCAAAACATTATGGATCAATTTACCAGTGATCATCTTGTCTACGTTGGGTGGAACGGCAAACTTTGGTATTCAATCCCTCTTTAGCGATGATATGACAAAGAAATATGCGAGTTTTGCGATTGGAGGCGTGTCTCTTTTTGCAGGTCTATTAACTACAATTGGAAACTATTTACGGTATGCACAACTGGAAGAGTCACATCGTGTGGCGTCGATTGCGTGGGGCAAGTTTCAACGGTTGATTGCGGTAGAATTGGCGCTTAATCCAGATGATCGAATTGATTCGCTGGACTTTCTAAAGATTTGCCGCGCGGATCTTGATCGATTGATTGAACAATCGCCGCCGATCCCTGAAGAATCCATTCATCTCTTTGAGGAAAACTTTGGCATGATCGCTGATCTGAAGAAACCAGACATATGTGGCTCGCTGGAACATACACGTGTCTTCGAGAGTTCCCAGTCGCGTTTGAAACAGGTACTCAGCGATGCCGCACTCATGATCCGTCACAAGAGACGAACACTGAACGAACTTCTTTCGCCACAGATCCAGGATACGATCAAGAAGCAAGTAGAAACAAGACTCCAAGAAGCACTGGAAGAACGTAAGAACACATTGAAAGTTGAGCTGGAACTGGAGAAAGCGAATATCGAAGAGACAGAGGAAGCGTATCGCCGTGCGTTAGAAGAACGTAAACGAAAGATTCATACTGAGATCGACAATGAGATACAACAGAAGAAGCAAGAAACAGGCACTACCCCTCTGCTTACAGCAAAATCCACGAAACTACGCCAGTCGAATTTTGAGAACCGACTTCAATTCAAACAGAATCCGTTGTATTCCGCACGAGTAATATCACCTGAAAAGAAACGTAATGAAGAACCGAAGAAAGAGGAACCAGCACCTTTTTTGGAGACGCTAGGGGATCAAAACGTTGTTATCATTCCCTCTTCCACAGAACAGCTTGAAAAATCAGACGTGTAAACGAAGTAAACGCTGTAAACTGCGTAAATGGCATAAAAATTGAAGAAGTCAGGTGGCAAAGATAGGGTGCACACAATATGCGAATCGATAAGGAATCCATTCTCCATCTCTTTTACCATCATCTCTCTCTGAAGTCCTTATGGCTCAAGACCAAACTTCGCCATGTTCATATTGCCATGATTATCAAACGAGGAAAGATGATTGCGATGGCAACGAATACAGTAGGGTCTCGCGCGCGAGGCTGTGGATACGATGACCGAACCATTCACGCCGAGCGCGCTGTTCTGAAAAAGCTGGGAGATTATACTAAATTAGCGGGAGCCATCTTGATTGTGATACGTATATCACGAGGTACCAATGAACTAGTCGAGTCAGAACCGTGCGAACACTGTCGGCCGCATATGGAAAAATGTATGAAAGAGTATGGGTTGCGTCGGGTGTATCATTCTTGACCTTTGGGGATTTATCCAAATCATTACGAGAAAGTGGGGTGTTATTTTTACTTTCATTTTTTATCAAAATTGAAAGTAAGGAGAAACGGTTGAGACAGGGATCGAACCTGTGGCCAAACAGTTAACAGCTGTTTACTCTACCACTGAGCCACTCAACCTTGCTCCACTCTTTCCGTAGAAACTAAAAGCGGATTTTAAACGCACCCTCAGATCACCTCGATGGCGGACTGGGGCTGATCATGGCGACACAGCGGGCATTTGAACCGTGTTCCAGCGTGACATTTGATCTGAAGCACGCAGTGTTTGTGGAAAATATGACCGCACAACAGTTTACACCACACAGACGCGATGATAACATAATCCTCATCTTGGCAAATGGAACACATCTCGAAATAGGTGATCTTACTGATGTCACATGAATGGCAGCATGTATCCCCCTTTTCAACGAGATTTTCCATACAATGATGACACATGTATAAGTGTTTGATGTCGTATTTCTCCATTTTCTGAAGAAGCGCAATAACAACGGAGACTGGTTCACATGGTTCGATGGGTGTTTCATGTAAGGCAATAATATGATCGGTTTCACATAGTTCAATTGTGTAGGTTAATCCAGTGATGGTATAATCTTGATCGAAGGATTCGTCTTGTTTTAATATGGTAGACATGGTCAATTTGGCATAATGATTGATATGTAATGAAAATCGAAACTCACATGGTAGTCGTTCACGCCCGCCGATTGCTAATTTCAATCGTTTTTGTAGGCAAAAAACAGCTTTTTCCAATCGCGGAATATGAAGCAACTCACCGGTTTCAATCCGGCGGGGCATCCTGGTATAGTGAGGGAAATGAAATGTGGTAAAGTATCTTAAAAAAGTTGTATCTAGAATACTAGATGGAAAAAATCTGTCCGAAATGTGCGGCAGATCCAACCAGCCATTCCTTTAAAAAAGTGGCGGACAAAAACGGGGTTGTACTTTTTTATACGCAGCCGGCCAAAGCGAAGCTATACGACGATTTGGATGGAATCTTGACGCATGTGAATAATATGTTCGCAACCATTGGAAATAAGCCATGGAAATGTGTCATTGACGGAGATGGATTTGATATGAAGCATGCAGCAGAAATTAGCGTAGGACGCGCTCTTTTCAATCTTCTTACCACAAAGTACGGTTCTACGTTTCAGGAAATGACAGTGATCAATCCGACATGGGCCATGGAGGGTTTGATCAAGTTGGCATCAATGGCCATGACAAAGGAGATGTTCGCAAAGGTAAAAATCATGGATGATCGTAAACGTAGTATTCTGGAGTTTATTTAACGCATTGTTCGCAATCTTTAAAAAGGCCAGGGATAAACTGGCATTTGCGAATACAGTCGATTTCCTTTTTACTAAGTTTCTTCTTTGATGTTTTCGAGCGCTTACCATTTTGTTTGACCGTAACCTCCTTATGTCCGTTCTTGCCGCGAATGGTGACGCGCTGGGTTTTGGTGCGACGCATTCCATTTTGTAGATCGGAATGAATCTGTGTGGATTCGTAGCGAAATTCGGGTTTCATCTACTAAAGGAACCTAAAGATCCACTGAGATGATAGGTTGTGGAGAAGATCCACATACGCTAGCGTGGTGAAATGGTAACCACATATTCCTTAAGAGAATACGGAGAAATCCTTGTGGGTTCAAGTCCCACCGCTCGCATCTTCTGTTTTGAGAATCTAAAAGATGTTCAACACAGAAATATAGAAAAGATGGGTTATCTTTACAAAATAAAAAATAAAATAACAGGAAAATGTTATATAGGTGTAACAATACAGCCAGATTGCCAATCGAGATGGAGAAAACACGTTAATTCACTGCGTTACAAAGAGGGGTGTCCATTGCTAAAGAGATCGATGAAGAAACATGGCGTAGAGAATTTCACATTTGATATTCTTATTATTTGTTTTGACGAAGATGTCGTGAAGTATGAAAAGGAATACATCAAGAAATATAATTCACAGCAACCAAATGGCTATAATATTTTATCGGGAGGACAAATTGGAGATGGTCATGTAGGATATAAACATTCTCCAGAAACCATTGAGAAAATTAAAGAAACGGGAAGACAATTTCGCGAAAAGAACCCGCAACATTTCGAGACGTATCGAGAAAAACATAAGAAATCAATGGAAAAAGTAGATACATCAAGTTGTGTAAAGAACTCAGAAAAGTTTAAGAATGCAATGATCAAGCGAAAAGAAGAATACGTGGATGGTACAAAAAAGACATCAGAAGAATGCAAACGGAAAATAAGTGAAGGATTAAAGAAACATTTTCAAACGAATCAGCCCAATTCGGTAAATATTGAAAATCACAGAAAGAGTATGACAAAAAGTCTAGGTAAACCAGTCGTACAATATACAACAGATGGTATCTTTGTAAAAGAATATCCAAGTATTTCAGAGGCTGGGCGTACATCTGATGTGAACGCAAAGAACATACAGCGTACATTACACGGACACACCAAAACAGCAGGAGGATTTATATGGAAATATAAAGAAGGTTACAACAAAAAACCAAACGACAACACGATTCGGGCAGTTGATTCGGCAACCGTGATGACTTCCATTATATTCGTAACACAGGAATAATCACAGGTGATTCCAGCTGAATCGCTTGCGGTTCAGATGATAGACGAAGTGTCTCCACGTATCTGTCCACCACGATCGGCAAATTAAACGCAATCAGATGATGAACCGCATGAAAATAATTATATTCATAGGTCACCGCTATAAAAAAACAGATCAAATCGAATACTGCCAAACCGATACCGAGATGTAAATAAGGATTGCGAAATGCAACCGAATTCATTTTTTGAAAATGGACGCCTGTGATCATCAGTGTTAAAAACGCAGTCACGGGTAAAACAATGACAGCTCCTAAGTTACTGTATACCATTGTTAAGAGAATCGTCTGAATCAAGAAGAGTTCCGTGCGGAGTTCGTAGTGATTGGATAGCATGAGATAAATCGAGAAGAGATAAATGGATAGGTAGGAATAAACTCCGTCGAGGAAATCAAAGAGACCATTCTCGTTGATGCGATAGAGGCCTGACCAGTTCAAATGATGGAAAAAAGAGAAAATAGAGTTGAAAAGGATTTGTAAGGAATAAAAGTATTTACGTCGGTGCTGGTAGTAGATGATGCAGGGGATGGAGGAAAGGTTGCTAAGAACGACAAAATACGCGCTCATTGAATTAGCTATACAGGAAGGGCTTTACATTGTGATACTTCAAATAATCTACATACAAAGTATTACTCGTGAATGTGCTTTTTCAAGTTTACATAATATGAATGTTCAAGAAAATGATCGAGCATTGGATACATTGGTCGTGTGATATCGTGTATTAATTTTGCTTTTACACCGATCGTTAGATCTAATCGTTCCGTCTCTCGTTTAATTTGATCTTCAGTCACGCCCTTACAGATTTGGAATTCGATATTACAGAGGAGTTTTCTAAATTCTTCACGTGTTTTAGGTAAGATTTCATTAAATTTATTATTGAGTTCATAGGAATAGATGATGCTATCAGGAAGTCTGTCATTGTTAGATGAAATAGAACCATTCATATCACGTGTATGACGATAGAAGTATAACCATCCAGGTAGACACACTTCTTTTGGCAAGATGATGCTTTGTTTTTCTTTGTCATAGCCGTCTGAATCCATGAAATACTTAAATCGTGCACCTGCATGGACAGAGTCCAAAATTTCATCCGTAGAATTCATAACGAAATAATGAAGACGTTCCATTTTAACACAGCTTCCAATATAACTTTCAGTAGATGTAAGATTTCCTACGAGTTCAGCTTGAATATCATCGTCTATTTCAGAAGCATGACTGTAGTCTTTTTTATCCATTCCAATTGATTCAACAATGTATGGGCATTTGATATGATCGATATCAGTACGCTGTTGTTCTATCAGCCATTTAATGCACGGCTCATATACTGTCGTTCGTGTAGGATGCCATATATCATCATCGTCTGTGAAGATAACCCATGGATTGACTTCAACCAACGTTGGAAGTTTCTCAAGGATATATTTGTAGTGTTGAAATTGCATTTGTTGTTCTTCTGAAATATATATCATTAACGATATCTGTTCTAATTTTTTCGCATAGGTCTGATTAAATGTTTCAATGCCCATATCGAACTTTTCACGAAGATGTTTATCAACGATTGATACAGAAATACACAGTGAACATTGCTGTTCCTGATTAATCCAAGAGCGAAGCATGACGAACATGTGTTCCAATCTTGTCTCCGTATTGATGTACGAGGCACATAGAGCGATGAGTGTGGAACTATTAAGGACCATGATATAACGATACTATATATATGTATTATTTTTATTTTACATAGTGTAATCGCATATCGAGTAAGGAATTCGGATGACTTAAAATATAATTAGATAAAAGAAAGAAGTATGCCGAATGAGTGTGTGAATCGTATGACCATTACATGTAAAGAGGACGGAAATCCAATCTTTGATGAGATCAAGTCGATTCCCTATATCACGATTACACAGGTTGGAAAGAGAGGCATTCGATTTGAATATGTTAGTGCCTGGGAGCCATACAACGAATGGCTGGAATACATTCTTCGGAAATATCCTACGTGCTGGGCGAAAAACGAATGGATCTCCGAAGATGGGACGGCAGGGATGTGGATTGGAACGGCGGAGAAACATAAGGAGGCAAGATGGATTGATCTTTCGCTCGAAGATGAGTACTATTTCTTTGGGTAATCAGGTATGTATTTTTTATTGTTTTTGTCACGAGGAAGAGTTGACTGCCATTTACAAAGGTAACTTTCAAAATCATCTCCATTGGTACTATGGAGTACAGGGATATTATGTTTCGTAAGCGCACGAATGGTATCAGACATTTCAATATATCGCAATCGTTTATCTTTCGCATCTGATTTTGTTTTTAGATGTAACAGCCCTGCTGCAATTTTTGGGCCATTCCCAACAATATAAATTTTGTCGATATGAATGCGATGGTATCGGCAGATGGCCGCAGTAATATCATATACGTGAAGAGGTCCGAGAGTACATAATGTAGAAACACGTTGGAAAATGTCGTAAAAGGATAGTCCCGAATAAGGGCGTAGATCTTTGAATTCTCGTGCGAGAAGTTCTTTCAATTCAGTACCTTTGCGGGAGTGTGAAATGGCTTCGTGGAAGATGAGGTGAGACATGATTGGGTGCGAGATGTACGATGATGGATTACGATTTCAATTTTATTAGATGACCCAGTGTATGGATAGGAGCCTAAAAAAAGTTGAACATAAATAAACTAGAGGATGGGTTACATCTATAAAATCACGAATATAGTAAACGGTAAATGCTATATTGGTGTGACTACAAAAGAAAATCCAAATGAACGTTGGTCAAATCATAAATCTGCGATACGATATGATCGTGGCTGTCCATTTTTACAAAAAGCCGTTAAGAAATATGGAGAAGAATCATTCAAGTTTGAAGTTCTTATTATTTGTTTTGATGAAGATACATTTAAGTTTGAAAATGAGTACATTATAAAATATAATACGATGTCACCAAATGGATACAATGTTGCAGTGGGAGGAATTAGAGGTCCAACATTTTTAGGAAAACATCATTCAGAAGAAACCAAAAAGATTCTAAGTATAAAATCGAAAGAATATCATAATCGATCTGAGATAAAAGAGAAACAAAGACAGTGTGCGATTGAATTTAATAAACTACGTAACACAGGTGATCTTTTAAGAAAATCTGAAAAATGGCAACAAGCTGTGCGTGAAGGTCGAATTGGCGGCCATTCTAAAACAGAAGAGGGTAAAAAGAAAATTAGTGAAAGTCTAAAAAAATACTATAGCACAACAAATCCACATATAAAAAATAAGATAAAGACAAATGGAGAAAAATAAGCAAAACAAGGAGAGAGACGTGTGGTAGGAAAGTGTCACAATATACAATAGATGGGTCATTTATCGCATCATTTGATTCAATTGTTGAAGCATCTGAGAAGAGTGGATTTCCACGTAGAAATATACAAGCATGCGTATCTGGTTGTAATAAGACATCTGGTGGATTCATTTGGAAGTATACAGAGCTTAAAGACCTATTGAGTGAGTAGATTGTGGAGAAGTTTATCAAGGCAATTTCGGTTAGTGGTCTATATCGGTTCCCTACTAAGGAATTGGGCTCTGCCCTCGTTGGTTCGAATCCAGCAATTGTCGATAGATAGAAATCTCTACATATAAGCCCTCGTAACTCAGACTGGCTAGAGTGTTCCCTTTGTAAGGGAAAAGTCACTGGTTCGACTCCAGTCGGGGGCATCTAGACATGTAAACATGTCGATTTTTATCACTCAATAAAAATCGGTATGATATAATAGAATGTTGTATGGAACACATAATAGTTGTACGTATGGTTCATTGCTAAATGGGTGTTTATTTATGGTTACGCCATGGGTACGAAATCAATCCCTGACTATCTCTGAGCAGTTAGAAAAGGGTGTACGATGGTTCGATTTTCGCGTTTCGTATGAAAAGGGAAACATCTATTTATCGCATACGTATTTGATGGATCATACGTTACATTCGATCATGGAAGAGTTTGATAGTTATTTTAAAGGAAAGCCAGACTGTCCGTTTATCATGATAAATCTTCGTGTTGATTTCAATGATCGGGTGAATCAAGCCGTTATTAACCCCATCGTTCAGGAGATATTATCATGGTACAAATCATTGTGTATAGAAAGAAACACATTCGATGCTACGGTTCCTCTTGTAGAAAATAAGACAACATGTAAAATTCTATTCTATAATTCGGATGCAACGCTCTCTCATCCGTCTATTTTTCCAAGTGATTTGATGCCGACACTATATGGATGGGACACGGGATCGATAGACGCATTTGAAGAACGACTGTTGAAGATCGATGATGTGTATCGTACCCAGACGCAATCCTTTATCTACCCAAACGAACGAATGATCATGTTTGATTATTCAAGTGTTGCGCCATTATGGTATACCGATAAACAGCAATTACAATTGATGTTACAATATAAATCGTTTATTAAGAATAAAAACCCCACGATCCTTTCTGGAAATTATATCGAAGACATCATGGCTATTTTTCGAGAATAAATCCGAGGATAAAGCAGGACTATATTATTAAAGTAGAGGGATGGGATATATTTATAAAATTACGAATACTGTGAATAATAAAGCATATATCGGTGTGACGATAAGAGCAGATGTTG